TATGACAATCGTCTTACCACTACTAGCCCATGCGTGTTGCGTTCGGGGGCGAGCAAAGCGGTGTTGTACCACATGCCAAGATTGGCGAGAGTCTCCGAAAAATCTTCAGGGACTATGCGCTCACGGAACACCGCCACCACTTTGCCTGTGTTAGCGCACACTACATGGGCTGTAGAATAGTCCCCGTCCTGAGCCCCCGTCGCCACGTCAGCCCCAATAGCGTACATCATGCCCTGTTCAGGCTTTTCCCAAACCTTTAACGAAGGCTCCGGGACTTTAACCAGCACAAACTGGCCATCTTCAGCCGCCGCCAACAACCCTTCGTACAACGGAGCAGCCACCACAACCTGCTTTTTCAGCATGTCAGTGTCAAACGCCGGGTTACCCGAAGCAATAAAAGCTTCTTCGTCAGTAGCCGGGTACTCCTGGGACAGCTGCCACGGCTCCATGTCCTTGGTCCGAGCCCTATACCAATGCTCATCTCTTGACGGCACAGAATCCCAAGGAAAAAACATGGCAACAAAATTGTTATCACCAGCTTTTGCCGAGTTGTAAAACCTGTGAAACCAGTTCCCGAAACCGTTAGCAGTAGATATGCCTATGATCTGACCACCCACTTCAGTAGCCGGATAGATAGCAGTCCAAGCTTCAGCCGGATCGTTAAAGAACGCCCACTCGTCAGCAATGATTAAAGACGCCGTGATACCTCGAGCAGCGTTCTCACGGGAAGCCATCGACTCGATAGTGGAACCGTTATCAAAATGCAGTTCCAACTGGTTCATCTTGTCGACCTGCGGGCCACGCTCTTTCATCCAGTCGGGAAGCCGTGCATAACCATACTTACTCATTTGCAACAATTTTTTTGCAAAGTTCTCGGTACGGGACAGCTTGACAACAGTTTGGTCAGGATGGAAAAAGACCATCCAAAACGCGTAGGCCGCTGCGAGTGTTGACCATCCAATCTGCCGGGCCTTCAACGAAATAGTGTTATCGCCCGCCGTCCATTTCTCTAAAGCTTCCCTTTGCGGGGCACGCAACTCAAACAACGGCGAAGCCCCAGGAGTCGAAATGTGCCAATACGTTTCCAAAAAATAGAACACGTTTGCTTTACAACGGCGGAACTCTACCTCTTGCTCAACCTCCTCCCTAGAAGCCATTACTCTTCCTCATCCTTTTCAGGTTGAGAAACCTCCAACTGTTCCGCATACAACACCAGACTTGTCAAAACGTGGCCTACTAGCGGCGACATCTGCTCACCTTTAACCATGTCCCACCAGCCCGCAGCGTCCATCACGCTAGCCGTTCATCTATTTTGTTAATCTTCGCTTGCAAATCTGCACGCTTTGCCAGCAGCCGATCTGTCTTTTTGTTATCAGATTCCCCGACTGTGAGCGCCAGCTCACCTTCTTCATTCAGGGCTTCACCTTCTAAAAACGAATAATTTTTTACGTCTGCCAAAACTATTAGAGCGTCTTTCCACGTCATGATCCCAACTATTTCCCCTGCAGGACCAGAATTCGTGTACACAGCCACTTCGCGTCCAGACGGTTTGCCCGATTCATCGGTCACCACAGACTGGAACGCTGCTTTTGGAGAAGCCTCAAACGCCTGCTTAAACGTTTTAAGGTCTACAAGTTTTGCTGATCTTAAATGCATGCCTGCTCTTATGCCATTCTTAAATATTTGTTTGGAGAAGTGCCTGAAACCCACAACTGCCCTGGCGTCAAAGCAGGTTGCAAGTATGGAGTGGGAGTAGTTGGAAGCGCCCCGAAATCGATGGTGGCACCGAAAGCTTTAATATTTTCTACGTGCGTTGTAAACTGGCCGACAGATGTGCGGGTATCACAGCCCAACATGACAGAAAAATCGTGGTTGTTAGTATTGTGATCTCCCACCAAAACTGCTGATGAAACAGAGTTGTCAATCGAGTTGTCATAGCCCCCAATAATTGCCGAGCGGTATGTGTCAGTAAGCTCACTGCCAAGGGAGGAAATCATGGCGCTTCTCTGGCTGCCAGTAACAGTGTTGAATTCTCCTGCTAGCACCACCGATGAATTAGTGCCAGTTACGGTGTTACCTCTCCCGCCCAAAACTGTTACGTAATTTGAATCGTCCACACTAGAATCGTTAGCCATCAAAACAATTTCGTAGCTATCTGCTGTCGCTGCCAAAGTATTGTAAAAACCCTGAACCAGGCTTCTGCGCGCTCCCCACGCTTCCCCAGGAGCGCCAACAGTGCTGCTGATACAACCAATGGCGACAACATCCCTAGAGTTAGCCCCATTAATCGTCGTGTTGCTAGAAGCCATTATTGTAGATTCGGCCGCATCAGTAATAGAGCAGTCTATTCCCCCAACAATTCCTGATTCCAAAGAACCAGTAATGGTGTTTGTGTTGCCACCTGTAATCGTTGAATAATCAGAATCAGTTATTTTTGAATCTTTCCCACCCAGCACAGCGTTTTGGGCACCGGCAATCACAGCGTTATCCACGCCACCCAAAACGAGCGAACGGCTGGCAGGGTTAGTGCCCTTCAACAAGCGGTTCTGCAGAAGGATCTCTCGCCTAGTCTGACTCATCCCGACCTCAAAGTCGTGATGCGAGCAGTCGTCGGGTCACCCATCGTTAGCCCATTCTTTCACTGCAGCTTCTAGTTCTTCGTCGCTCATGGCCGTAGGCTCCACTGCTTCTGCAGGAACCGGTTCCTCTTTGACCTGCACGTCGACCTTAGCGGGCGTGAGATGGCGGGCTGTCGGCTCGTAGAAAGCCATCCAGTCTTTGCGGGCCTGAGGGTTCCCTTTCAGTGCCTGTTCGTAGGCCACGTCAAGGATTGCCCTGGTCTTGTAGTCGACCTCACCTTTTTCGAGTGACAGTTGGCGACGCGCCATCTTGTAGTCATCTCTTTGCATTGTCCGCATGCAACGATTGCGATTATGGCCACGACTGTTGCAATAGCCGACCAGAGTCTTTTCGCCTTCGTCACGCAAATCTCGAGGAGTGGTATCCCACTCAAGGAGTTCTTTACCAAACTCAGACAATTGACGAGCGGTCGTGTCGGGGTCATCAGGCAACATTCCAAACTTCATGATTAAAGCACCCGGCCACCCTGAGAGAGGAGGAAGAATGACCGGGTGCGAGCACCACCATACCAGCGATCAGAAACCTTCGTCCACTTCCGCAGCAAACTCACACAACAAAGTGATCTCATCAATAGCCGCTTGCAACACACGCGCCACCTCACGCACCAAAGAAGGCTCCAACCCCTCTCCCCACAAAGCCCTTCCCTCTAACAACTCCACCATATCCACAAGCTCATCCATAGACGAGCAGCCTACACACGCCACACCAGAGACACAAGTCTCTCCAAATAGCTGCACCCGCTGCCTCTGCACCTAGCTCCTCTCTGCACTCTGTGCCCGAGGAGCCGGAACTAAAGGAGGCGACCCTCGCTGCCGCTCACTCCGGTATTTGAAAGTCTAGCTGCACCCTAGGCCAAAGTCAAGAAAAAACTTATTAAATTTTAAAACCCAATAAAACAAAGGCATACAGAGGGTTCAAAGACTGCTCGCTGACTGCTCGCAAAAACAAAACATGGTCCCAGACATAGCCCTATGCGGGCAAAGACACATGGTGGCAGAGCCACCCTATGGTGGACCCATAAGCTCGACTATGGTGTACCCCGCCTTTTTCACACCACAACCAGCCACCCACCACCAGGTACCACCCCCACCAAAACCCACCCCCACCAATCTCGGCTAACCCGCCCTCCACCCCTAAGGGCGCCCCCGCCGGAAATTTTTGTCAAGGGGGTAGGGGTGGTCATATGTCACATGTGAAATGCGTCACACTTGCCGAGCGTGTGACATTTGTCACATGGTCATCCGTCACATCGGAGTGTTAGGCATGCCTTACATCGCACGTTAGCCATGCCTTACACCATGTGATAGGCCGGCCTAACATGTTAACTAAGGCTGGGCGCACCCTTTGGTGTGACATGGGTCACAGATAAATCGGTTGACTTTGGGTGTGGAGTTGGTAGTCTCTAGTTGTTGCCGAGTTGGTCGGTGACGAGAGAGAGGGAGAAACAGATGATGCATTCAACGGATGAGACCTACAACGGCTGGACTAACCGAGACACCTGGCTAGTTCCGCTCTGGATCGACAACGATTACTCGACTTATCAGGCCAAGTTGCACTTGCTCGAATCACTGGGGAGACCTTGCACCGCAGAAGATGCACTTTCGATCACTCGGACAGTACTTGGTGACCAGTTCGATCATAGGATCCCGGAGGTCCACACCGGACCGTTAGCCGACGGTTGTAAGCCGTCGAAGGTTTGTTGGAGTTCGATCGCAGAACATTGGGAGGCGGAACGACTAGAGCAGATAGAATACGCTACCGAGTGACAGCGAGTCAGACCCGGCCGGCTTGGTCGGGTCTGGTTCGGTGCTACTCGGCACCAACAAACAGAGAGAGAGAAACTATCATGGCAACATTGCAGACCCGGAAACAAACAGTCGGGCAGGCTAACCCGTGGACTCAGACGTTCACGCTAACGATTACGACCGACTCGGGGACGAGTGTGACAGCTCCTGACTTCATGTTCTACACCGACGCTGCCACCACGGCCACGAAACTGATTGCACTGCTCGAATTAGGTAATGAGACTGGCCTAGTCGTAACGATCGGACAGACAGCATGAGCACCCTATCTAGTAACGGGTTCAGCCTAGCAATGCAAGCGGATGATGTTCTGGCATGGCTTAGGGTCAACCGCACCGAGCAGTACTGTGCTATTCGTCGAGAGTTTCCCGAGTTGCTAGTATTCGATGGTGCCAGCTTGGACTATGAGCGGATGGGCGTGGACGCCGATTGGGTTTACTGGCTTGTGGACGCTATGGAAGAGACCGGGCTGGTTGTGTGGCTCGATGGTGAACCGTTCACGGCCGATGTGTTCGACGCTATGGCGGATGATGAACGCGAGTTCTACGGGGTGGGGTAGTCCAGCTAGGGTTATCGGGCGTCGGTCCGATAACCTCATGGTGAACTACACCGAGAGAGAGAGAAAGCCATGCCAGGAACAACCAAGGTAACCAGCGCACGAGTCTACATGTCCGACGGAGTCCGAGACGACTACCGAACCTACGCAGAATTCCGCACACAGTTCGGTTTCGTTCATCGTCCTGGGGTCGTAAAGATATTGACCCAACCGACGGACAACTCGAAACTTGACAAGTCCGCACTGCCGACGTGGGGTCTATCGTTAGCACCGCACACTATCGCTCGTGACTACTGCAGGTCGCACGGCATCGAGTCGGGGTACTCAGTGCCTGACCAGTGCCCTCATGCGACTGTCGAATGTAGCGCTAACTGTTTGCAGGCGAACGGGAACGGACGATATGAGAGCGCTCAGCTCGGGCGAATATGCAAGACGGTATTCGCTCACACCTACCCGGAAGCGTTCGCTCGGATCGTAGAGCATGAGGTCAGGTCCAACCTTGCGACAACTCTCGGTGAGTGTTTGCATCGGCTCAACGTGTTGAGCGACCGACGCTGGGAAGTACTACTTCCACGGGTGTTCAAGCTGCGCGATCCGTTGGGTCGTCTGGCCCGGTTCTACGATTACAGCAAGATTCCACCGTTGGTTCGTGAACGCAACCGACCGACGAACTACCACCTGACATATTCGGCCACCGAGCACACTACTGTCGACGCTATCCGGTCGATGGTCGACGCTGGGCACAGTGTCGCCGTAGTGATCCGGGCCAAGGCTAGCGAGTTGGACGTGTCGACGTGGCACGGTATGGACGCCACGAACGGCGACCTACACGATGACCGGACACAAGACGACGCCGGGGTTGTGCTGCTGTCTGCCAAGGGTACGATGCGACGCTCCCCGATGGCTAAAGAACTAGCGACCGCATGAGCTGGCTGCTGATCGTCCTACTGCTGGCCGCTGCACTGTGGTGTGTCGGCCCGCGATGAACCCAACCCAACCCAACCAACCAACAGGAGAAACAACAATGAGCGAAACGTACGAGATTCATGGAGTCTTTGAATGGAACAGCGGCAACCATTACCCTGGCCACGCTGCCCTAAGGACTTACTCGGACCGCACCAGAGCGCAACTATGGGCAGACGAACAGAACAGCATCGACGGCTGGAATCGAGTAGTTCGGACCGTGATCGAGCGGCACTCGACCCCGATGGATAGCTACTCGCAATGAGCAACAGCCACCAACCAACCAACCAACCAACCAACCAACCAAGGAGACACCATGAACAACACAGCAAACATCGAAGCACTGACCAACCTAGCCGAAACCCTCGGTCCTGCACTCAACGACGCCTGCAGCGCAGGTCTTGACGACTTGCGCATCGCACTAGGTGAAGCACTGAACGCCTGCACCGACGCTATCCACGAACTCTCAGCCCGCACACCAGGGGCACTCCACGACCCCAGCAACACGCTCTGACTAGTCAACCCAACCAACCACCAACCAACCAACCACCAACCAGGGAGAGATGAAATGATGTGGAACGACGCAGACATCGAGATGGCTGAGGCTGTCCAAGCGAGCAACCATCGGGCAACCCTGCTCAGTGGGGACGGGATGAGTGAGGAGGAAATGCGGGAGTGCGAAAGGTGTGTGACTACATGGTTGGACGCTGGCTACTACGACGGGAGTTTCGACGCTGTGATCCACACTCTGGAAGACAACCCGATGTGGCGACCGACCGATGAGCAGTTCGATGAGATCCAATGGAATAGCTGGCACGCCAGCGAGGAAGGAAAGCAACAATGAATGGAGACTGGACAGGGCAGCGGATGGACGACGACTGGCGTACAGGTGAGCGCATGATGTTCGAGTACGAGGACAAGATTGCACGGCGGCGCATGCTGGCAGCGACAGCCCGGGTCGACGCTGCGACCAACTACAACGAGTTCACTGCAGCCTACGTGGCACGGCAAGATCTCAAGGTGGAGCTTGGCCTTATGCCACCACCACCACCGCACACAGGTTTCAACAACAATGAGGAGAGCAAGTGAGTACATCAACCAACATCCAGGCCACCCAATGCAAGGAGGCGCGAGTCGCCATCGAGGTCGATGACCTGTACAACGACGGCAAGATCACCACCCTTGAGGTCATGGTCAGGACAGATGAGGGGGGCGGTCAACGCTCCGCTGGGTCGGTCACGCTCTTCCTGCCAGGTGCACCGCACGACGCTGTATCACACATGATCACCGCACTCCAGGCCATCCTAGAACCATCGGACCACGGTGAATGGGAGCGGGCCAACGCCAACTTCACCCTGAAGGGAGGAGAATGACCGAAACCACATGAGCAGTTCGAACACTGCGCACTCCACACCGACACTCTCTCTTCGGTGTGGTTTGCGGACTGTTCGGTCCCACAAACAAGAAGGAACCACCATGTACGTATCACCCAACTACCCATCGAAGGCAGCGCTGAAGAGGGCACTCAAGGAAGGGACGCGCATCACCGTGTTCTCACCTGGCCCGTTCCCTGCCCCTACTGACGGCCGAGTCGGCATTGAAGGCCCCCACTACCCCAAGCCACACAGCTGGTACGGCCAGGCCACTGTCGTTGACGGTGTTGTCACGGGGGTGAAGTGAGATGGGCCAGACCGTAGCTGTCGAGTGCTTTGCGTGCTCGACCCTAACCGACGTGGAGGTGCCCCGGCTAGGCTACGCAGCGTGGCAGGCAGGGATACTCATCCAACAAGCGATGCCGGGAGTGAGCATTGAGGACAGGGAGACTTTGGTCTCATCGCTATGCCACCACTGTCAAGAAGTGATGTTTACAGAAGAGGAAGAATGATGAACAGATATCAGCATCTCAGTAAGTCGGAGTGCAAGGCCGAGCTTGCCCGGGTTACAGCCGAGGCCATAGACTTGCTCATGCAAGCGATGAGGGAAGACCCTTTCGAAGCCGTCATGTACATGCTGCACTACGCCGCAGAATACGATGAGAGGAACCCCGGTTCGACTGCCCTCAGTAATTTCGCCGTACTCCTTGGCGATCGCCTGCTCGGCGAAGAGGAGGAATGATGCCCATCACCGACCAAGACCAACTCGACCAGGCTACTGGCCTGCTTGAACTGTTCACATCCACGCTCGTTGAACTGATTAATGCGGTAGCGCAAGGATTGGAACCTGAAGCGCAAGCCGCTGCGAGCAATCTCATTGCCCAACATGCGGAGGCCATCCAGCAATGAGCAAGCACGACTTCAAGAACCTGGCCGGGTTCCTAGACACCACGAAGAAAGCCCCCACTTGGGCATCCCATGTCCAGATCCACCCGTCGCCGGACGGTGACAGTGCAGAGTTGTTTGCCACCGATGGCATCAAGCTCGCCTCCATCCTGATGGAAGGTGTGGAGATGTACAGTTGCCCGCCTCTACTCATCGAGGATGGGGCAGGCTTCCTCAAAGAAGCCTCGCTGGCCGCTGCAGTGCAGGTGGTAGCCAGAGAAGGACGCCACTGTGTGTACGTGGGCGACAGCGTCTTCGAGGCAGTAGCTGTGCCTATCAGCCGCAATTACAAGCTACTCAGAGCACAGTGTCTGGCCGACTACCCTCCGGTAGGGCTGGACAAGCTCGGCTTCTACTCACCCCACGCTGCCACCCTAGGCAAGGTGAAGGACAATAAAGGCAAGCCCGCTGTCATCCAGCTCGGGTTCAGGCGAGGGCACATTGTGTTCACGGCTACCGGCACCACGCTGACCGGACTCATAACATCCAACTCACTACTCACCGAAGAGCAACCACCTGAAGGACAACTGCTATGACATCCAAATCCAAATTCGTACCCACCTACATTGCTGGCGTGCCGATGGCCAGGGACGGAGGGTTGATGCCTGACTCCGAGAAACTTCGGGCAGGTAAGACGCGCTGCGACGAGTGCGAAACATACCTGGCGTCAGACCAAGTAGCTGACGGTGAGACGTTGTGTTCACCGTGCATGCGGAACGAACCGTTCGGTGCCACCAGTCGTCGCAAGCTGGCCCACGGGAACGGATACTACAACCGATGACTACCCAGGCCCGTCACCCTTCACCCATCATGCAAGCCCACCTGAACCGCACCATCCACTGCGGACACCACGGCACACTGATCGAAGTGAGAGGTGACGGGTCCAGTTACCCGACGTTCACGATGGACTGTGAACCACGCTGCCCAACCCATGACCCGACTCTACCGAAGCATCGGTGAAGCCTAGTATCCGCCGCTTATCAGCGGCCGATAACGCACGGCTGTCGGAATGGGTTGGGCAGTCGGTAGCCCACGCATCCCAGTACCCTTCACACCACCAGCACCACTCGTCGTCTTCAATCCGCATACGCTGCCGTCTGGATCGTCACACCATTCTCAGGAGTGACGACGAACAGCATCTGCTGCGGCCGCTCGAACGAGAAACCATGCCCGATAGCGTACTCATCATACCCTTTCAAGCTGCCGTTGATGAACGCTGTCGGATAGAACTGCAGGCTGTGCCAGTGACCCATCACTGCGATGTCAAACGGGGTGACCTGATGCTTGCGCAGCAGCCACCGGTTCATCGCAGGGAAGATGCCGCCCACACCGCCACCGCCACGGAACCCATCGCCATGAGTGAGCATGAACCGCGTCTTATAAACCTTCACCATCTTGTCAGCACCCTCAGCAATGTCGAAGGTGACCCGGTCATCGTCTGCTAGTTCAGCAGCAATCCAATGGTAGATGATCCAAGAGAAAGACTCTTGCGCCCGGTTCTTAAACTGGATCTTCTTACCTGTCCGGTCATGGTTGCCGCTCACACACGGCACATGCACCTTGCCGAACCTGTCTGCGAGCCGACCGATAGCCGAGGCCAGCACCGGCACCCAGTAAACAATCGTTTCAGGCACTGACGATTCATTTGTCTTCATCAGCTCTTCGTGAATGTCACCCGTGATGATGTCTCCGCCCAACGCACAGACAATACCGTCAAGTTGGAGGCCGGTGATCTGCTCATCGAACACGGCAATGGTGTTCTCGATGACAGCAGTCAAACGTTTCTCTGCGATCTTGCGGTTGTAAGAGTTGAGGCCCGCCGACTGCGACCTGATGACAACCTCATCGAGGTGGAGGTCAGACAGGGTCAGCCATGCTGTGGCATGCAGGTTGCTGTCGCCCCGCTTAGGTGCCAGCCATGCAGGGGCTGCAGACAACTGGTCAGTGATGGCATTCTGCGCTTCAACCAGGCCCAACAGTTTCTCAAGCTCGTCCTTCGACTTCGCTGCCACCTTACGCTGACGTTGCAGTTCGGAGCGGACGCCGACGAGCTTCGCCTCCAACACCTCGATGCGATGGGAGTCGACGCCGCCGCTCATGTGTGACATATGCACAACCCGTTGGCGTGATTCGACATGATGGAAGGGGAGATGCGGCCGGGTTTACCTTGCGCCCGTGTCTCGTTGGCAAACTTTGCTGACAACCGCGTGTACGACAGGGTCTGCCCGTCACGGGGGGACGCTGCCTTCACTGCTAGCTGCCCTGCAAGCCAGTCTCTGTCCTCGGTGGTCAGCCCCCAACTGGTGGGGTCGGCCAGGAAACTGGCGACCTTACAGGTGCGAGGCCCAGGGTCAGAGGCCATGCCCCCAACCAACTCTGCGTTCTCTAAACTCATGCTGGTCCTTCTCCTACAGGTGGCTTGTTGTCGCTAACTGCGACGTTGGGGTCGTTCAGATGCCACATGAGGTGACCGTCGACCTTGTCGGATATGTCTGCAGTCTGACCTTTGAGATCTTCAAGCGCTGCAGCCACCTCGCCGTGATCACGCTTGTTCGTGCGGCTCAGCCTTGAGGCCAGGTATGTGTTGAGCAAGGTCGCACACGCCCCGACTCCTGCCACTAGCAGGGTGATGACGGTGGCCTGCATTGTGTTACCGGTAGTACCAGCGGGTGGGTGTTGGGCGCACGTCCAGATGGATGACAGAGTTGTTTGAGCGGGACTCGATGCCCACACCAGAGAACCCTGCGGCCCTAGCCTGAGCCTCTGTCACGTTGCTGCGCATGCGACTGCGGTGAAGGTCCACTGCCCGCCCATATGTGTGCTGACTGTTACTCACACCGCCGATTGCACGGTTGTGAACAGGGGAGCGGTAGCCGGAAGCGATATGGATAGGCCCGGCCACCTTGCGCAGCCGCTCCAAGCCTTCAACAAGCTCACGTTCCAGCCGGATCACATGATTTGACACGGTCGGAGTGAGGGAGCCTTTGTTGCGGAACTCTTTGTAGTGGAAGTGACGGGATACCCGGCCACCTTCAGCCCTGCACATTCGCATGGCTTCCAAGGTCTTTGGCCCAGGTATCCCGTCTACCACCAACCGGCCCACACCGGAATAGTCACCTATCTGAAAGGTGTCTTGAAACATCTTACAGAACCGCCGAGTGAAATACCCGTTGCGGCCGTCGATTGTTACGCCAACCCCCAAAGAGTTGGCAAAGTACTGCGCTTCGGTGAGGTCGGCTTTAGTCATGAAACGATCTGCTCGTTTGCGTCGCCCAACAGGCCGATGACATCAGGCCCGTACACTTTCAGTCGAGCAATCAGCCCGGTGACAACTGGGAGCAGAGCAATCAAGCCTGACTCCCAGTCGATACCGTTTAGAACAGCGATGATTTCGCCGATGATGCTGGCTGTGAGGGTGAGTGTGAAGACGACCTCGTTGGAGAGGTTCCGCAAATCTGGAAGATGCTGTTTCATGTGAGTCCTGTCTGTAGTACTTGAACAGCAACGTCTGTGCTGTTAGCTGCCACCCACAGTTCATCGCCTGGCTCCAGATCTACTGGGCCGAGCGGGTCGTCGTGAGCGAAGGTGACGTAGTCACTGCTTGTTGCGTCCTGATACAGGCGGACGATGCCTGATTCGGACTTGAGGAAGGCCACTGCTTTCCGCCCTACTGGTGAGGACGGTGCCGCTTTAACACGGGTGGCCGATGTGATTGTGATCGTTTCTGCTTTGATTACCATTGTGTTTTCTTTCGGTTAGACCATGTCGACTGCGAGTCGACAGATGCGGGCTAGTTTTTTCAAGGCTTCGGTCTGTTCCGCCTCGGTGAGAGTGTCTGCTTCAACAATATCTGTCAGGGCTGACACCATGCTTTGGATGGCTTCACGTTCAGTAGTGGCGGCAGCAAACATGAGATTGGATTCGGCTAGGGCAGCGTCGAATGTCCAGACGGTTTCGAAGCCTGCACCTACACGCTCAATCGTGCGGACGTGATCGGCGTCAGGCGAGTCGGTTTCCGTGAACGCATAGATGCCATGATCGTTCATGTTCTGTTCGGTCAGCGGTTCGTAGTGCCCCGCTTCCACAGTGTCCTGAACCCACGCCTTATCGGGCAGTTCGTTAACCCGCCGCCCCGGCGTGATGCCATCTTCACTTCGTATATATGCCATTAGATTGTCACTCCGTAATGTGTAGAAACCCAGGATTGCATATCAGACCACGAGCCGTCCGCTGTGATGTCCCCCTCATAGACGCCAAACAAAGCAACATCACTTTGCATGCGATAACCACCATTCGCACTACCCAACCCCATCGTTGATCCCGTAAAGGCCGTATACCCCAAATCCTTATTTGTGGCAGTACCCCCGTCTACGTACAGAGCCGAAGTTGGGTCGTCAAATATAACACCCACCATCAAATGCCCGTCCGTGTCGTTATTTACTGAATTAATCTTCAGCATTCTTACACCCCCAGCATTCACACAAATTGAACCCCCACTGTCACCCCTTGCCTCAAACTTTGCATCACCAATGTGGGCCAAGGATCTGGAATTCTGGTCGGTATTATTGTTGGAAACAACAATGACCATCGAAACCGGGGCGGAATTGGAAGGTGCTGTCCCCCATGTCCCCACCAGTCTGACCCCGTTTCCACTAACCATCTCCACACTCGGTTTACCGTTTAAGTCAGGATTGGATGCTTTGTATGGAAGAGAGCTTGTCGTCAAGTCCGTTTCACTTGTTTCGTTTGGCCATGTTGTCACCGCATCCGTATCGCCATAAGCCAGGGCAGTCATAGCCGTGCCCTCAGCCCAAAACAACGAGTGCCACGTAATGTCGTTCTCGATATCAAAATCAATCGCCGCACCGCCTTGTTGTTGTGCGGCTGCCTTCAAAGCCTGCATCATCATGCTGACGTCCCACCAAGCACGGACCAAGTGTCAGTGCCGGTTTTCTCCAGCACCATCACCTCATTCTGAGCAATCGTCGTGTTAGGACTCGAGCCGTTCAGCGTCAATGATGTAGTCGTGAGTGTCACCCCGCCCGCACCAGTCGACTGTAAAGCAATCTGGGTGCCCACCGGGAACGCCACGCTAGCATTCGTGGGCACTGTGACGGTCACCAGTGCAGCATTAGACAACAGCACCATGCTGAAAACGTCGGAGAGGTCCAACGTATAAGTCGTGCCCGACTGCGTGGTGGCCGGGATCGGCGTCAAATCCGCAACATCACTAGCTGAAACGGTCACGGCAGAAAACTCGATCTCCTCCCACGCCGCACCGGTCCATGTCTTCAAAACACCCATCAGAAACCCCTAGTCCTCATTGTCATGCTGGCCTTACCGCTACGTGCGTGGTCGCCCAATCCCAACCGCCACCAGCGTTCGTGTAAGTGAACGTGGTATCCCCAGTAGCCCCAGCCGTACCCTGCGTAAACCACACAACCACCTGACTACAGTCAAAAGTTCCAGCGTCCCGGTACTCCTCAGCAGCCAGTGCCCCGCCATTGTCGTTCGACACATACACCGGATCAGCATTGGTGGAAGTCATCGCAAATGCGAACACATAAGCGCCTGCCGTGACTGTTGTCAACGACGGACACACAGGCGTCGCCGTATCTAAGTCATCTTCAATTGTGTTGAAAGCATCTATTGGCGTGGTGTTATCGATGCCCCGCAACGTGACAACCGTCAAAGTGTTTCCCCAAGCGCCAGAACTACTTCCCACCGATGAAGGTTCGTACGTCGCAGGCTCCGAAGCCGCATCAGACACAACTTTCCAAAGAATCTTGGCAGACCGATCGGGGGCACCAGCGGCAGAACCGTGTAAATCTAACAAGGTCCACGTCACATCCCAGGTCGTGCTAGTAGTTTCAAACCCTGCCCAGAACGCCAGCAAAACGTCCCCGTCAGCCAACCCAGAATATTTCGGCACCGAAGCAGGGGAATAACCATTCCCGCCAGCAGAAACCGCATCGACCAGAGGACTAAACACTGCAACCTGTTGTCTTACCGGCGCAGCCGCAGAAAGCAAATTACCCATCAGACAGTCCCACCAAGCACAACCCAAGTATCAGTGTCAACCTTACGCAGCCACAAACCCTCATTCTGGGCACAACCAACCAAAGGCGACGAACCAATAAGAGTCAAACCCGTTGTGGTCAACGAGATCCCACCGGCACCAGCAGCAACCAACAACATGGTTGTCTCAACCGGAAACGCCACGGTGGCGTTAGTGGGCACCGTCACAGTCACAGCCGCAGCATTACTGTAGATCACCGTTGACCAGCCGTTAGCCAAAGCCAGCGTGTGAGTGGTGCCTATCTCTGTGGTGGTCGGCTCAACGTTCTGCGGTGTTGGGACAGCATCAGTGTCATACCACAACAAGCCACTGTCACCAGTGGGTGCCCCGGTCTGCTGGACAAAGTTGTCTGCACCCAAATCCGACACGAGCGCCTTCTTCAAAGCCCCCGCATCTGAAGCGTCAGCGATCACGACATGATCTAGTGCGTCGGCAGTGACCAGGGTTTGCCCTGTGATAGCCGTGGCATCCAGCGTCAACACAGTCGTGCCTGTCACATCGCCAGTGTGAGTGGCGTTCGTCACCTTCGCTGTGTTAGCTGAGATCTCCGACGCCTGCCCGGCAGTAATTCCAGTCTTGGCGGTGTTCAACGCGATAGCTGAGTCTTGAGTTGACTGATCGCTCTGGATTGATGCGATGTCGGAGGAATTGCCAGCGACAACCGCAGCGTCGGTGTAGGAAACCTTCGCAGTGTTGGCGGTGATCTCTGACGCCTGCCCGGAAGTTATGCCGGTCTTCGCTGTGTTCGCTGCAATCAGCCCGTCCTGGGTTGTTTGCTCGCCCTCAATCGTCGCAATGTCAGCCGTGTTCACGGCAGTCTGAGGGTCAGCGCCACCCCCGCCGGTGCTAGGTAGCCAACTCATCAGCCGGTAAACGAAACAACAGGTGCCTCAACAGTAGCATCGACTGCTGCCGGTGTCGCCAATGGCACAGGACGAGTCCCCACGAGCAGGCAATGCGAGTCAAGATAGGCACGCTCACTGACAGGGTTAGCAACCGACTCTTCATACGACGGGGCCAACCGCTGCTTCGCATCCTCACTTAAAGGATTCAAACCGAGCGGGCCAGCAGGACAGATCCAGTCAGTCACTACTTCCAGGCAGGATTCCCCGCCGACCCGGTCAACGAGCAGAGTGCAGGTGGCAGGGATCGAGACGTGATCAGTGATGGCCTGGTTCCCTTGCACATGAAGAGACTCAGGCTCTTCACTCAGAGGAGTGACAGGGCCTTGGGCGTCAGCGGCAGAGCCGAGCAAGGCGATAGCAGCAGTGACAGCCAGCAGCGGAGGCATGAAACGTTTCATCGAGCGGGATCCTTTGAGATCGATAACAACAAAGTCAACCCTAGCACAGGAAGCGATGCTTGCACAGTCAAAAAGAATAACTTGACAACAACAACACTCCCATGTCATGGTGTTGCTCCCACCATATGCCACTGGCAATGCACCGCCTATCGCCTGACGGCTCCGACGGCTGCTCGTCAATGACATTGTCATAGGTTTTCCTATGGTGCCCGCAAACCCACACCGAAAGACCCCACATGAAACTCCTCACCGACGACCACGGGCACAGAACCCTGTACCTCCACCAGTCAGACATCGGCACACTACGCATGTGCCCCGAACAGGCCCGGCTAAAGCTCACCGGCGAATACTTTGACCCTGACTCAGACGTAGCCGCCATCGGCACACGCACCCACTCGTTCATCGAATGGTGCCTCCACCACAGGCAAGACCACGGCGAATGGCCCTCAGGCCAGCCCCTCCTCGACCAGCTCGCACAAGAAGTCACCCTGCTTGAAGAAGCCTGGCCATCCATGTGGCTCCACCCCCACATGGTCGAAGATCTCTACACTGCCGTCAGAGAACTTGAAGACTGCTGCCAACGGTGGTACAACGAGATGATCCCGAGCCTCGACCAGGCCAACGTGGCAGGCTGGGAGATCGAGAAACGATTCGACATACCCGTCTCCGAAAAAGACGGGGACCAGATAAGGCTCCGAGGCTCTATCGACTTCTACGACGGAGTCAACACCATCTGGGACTGGAAGACCGGACGCTTCGACTCCCGAGACGGATGGAAGAAATCCCGCTACGACATCCAAGCCCCCATCTACACGTACGCCAAGCACCTAGAGCTGGGCTTAGCTGCTGTCGGCTTCAACTTCGGCTACATCCCCCGAGGCAAAGCGGGTGTCAACACTTGGGGTATGACCCTCGGCCAACAGAAATGGGACATGATGCTCGCTGAAGTCGGATCATGGGGCAACACCATCCTGAAGCTCGGCGCAGGCGACCCGTGGCCTCTGGGGCCAGACGACTGGCACTGCAGCCCACGCTGGTGCAGCGAGTTCGCTCTCGGCAAATGCCGGGGCAGTCATGAAGACTCTTTCTGGCCAGACGAACCCTCCGTGCTTGTCGAACTGAAACAGAAAGTCGACGCAGGGCTAGTGGCTGGACCAACGGAGCACCACCCCGATGAGTGACATCAGGGGTCTATACGAAAAACTTGTAGCAGCCAAACCTTTATGGCGGGAGAAAGCCGCATGTCTGGGCATGGACATCGAAGTGTTCTTCCCAGACCCGCCGCACAAGAAACCCACCTTCGCAGTTGCAGTCTGCAACACATGCAAAGTTAAAGCCGAGTGCAGGCGGGAAGCAGATTCCAACCTAGACATGTACCAAGGGGTATGGGGCGGGACAACTCAACGCCAGCGCATCAGCGAACACCGAGAAAGGCACGCCAATGATTAGCTCAACCGATAGTGACATGAGCGACACCACCAAATCGATGAGAAAAAGGCTGGACAGGCTAGAGTCTCTAGTCCAAGGGCTGCTGCCCGAAGACCCACGCATCAAAGCCACCCACTCGCGATGCTTGTGGTGCGGCGTGATCTCCCCGACAGTCTTGAGCGAAGACAACTGGGACTGGCATGACCCCGAATGCGACTGGATAGGACTAATGGGATAGATGAGCGACGCAGACGATTTCTTCAACCAAGAAGTAGACACCGGGCCACTCCGGCCAGGCGAACACCAAACAGAAAGCAAAAATATGAGTTACGACACCCAAGAACAATACGCACCACAGCAGCAGACCCAGTTTGTTGAACCCGTCAAGCGCAAGCTGATCATCAGCTACTCACGCACAGTGCAGGCGCGCCAGTTTGAACCTGCCACCGTGTCGGCCACGATGGAAGCAGACCTGCCGGTCAACTGCACGCTTGAAGAGGCCATGTCCGTCTACGAGAACGAGATGATGCTCGTGAAAGCAGCCGTCCTCTCACAGCAGAACCTGCCATTCGAGCTTTCCGAGAACGAGCGGATGGTGCAAGAGGTATTCGGTGAGAACGAAGTGATGGTCGTAGCGTCAACCGCTGCGCCAGCACAAATGCCTGCACCCACCCAGATGCCTGCCCCGTCAACCGGAGGGTTCGCCGGTGCCCCCACCGCCAGCCCAGGAGGCATCCGCCGCAACAAGACCCCTTCAGGTAACGACGTCCAGTACTGGGACATGCTCGTAGCAGACCCGTCCAAGTTCTGGGACAACCGTGCAGGCAAAACCAACCCTAACGCACCCGACTTCAAGATGAAGGTGGACCGCAACGCATCCCCCGAAGAGAAGAAGGAAGCGAAAGCACTCTGGCTCAACGCATGCCCCGACAAATACTGCGCCCAGTTCGGCGTGGAACTCTAACTGTGGAACCATTGCAGATAGGAGGGAGGACATACACACTACAACTTGCGCCCAACCCTGTACTACCGACAGCAGACATCATCGCTGACTTGGTTGTCGACTTCTTAACCGACTTCAACACCAGACGCCACCCCGAACAGGAAGCAATCTGGGAGAAGTACAGAGAAACCATCTTGTACGACTGCGAAATTCTTGCAGCCCAACTCCGCCACACGGCAAGAACCATCCACGCATGGCAGTACTTGCCCGCCGACAAGGAAGAAGAATGAGCATCGAGTTACAACAAGAAACAGAAACACCTTCTCTCGGCCTTGAGGAGCGGGAAGCCGCACTCTTGGCCGAGAGGTCAGGCTGGCTGTTCCGCCCATCAGCCTCCCTACTGAACGACCCCGATCTCACCCCGCCCATACCGTTTGGGCTACCCGAAATCGACACGGCCCTTGGAGGTGGCCTCAGGGCCGGGCTCCACCTGCTCGTAGGGTTCCAACACAACGGCAAAACCCAGCTCCTACTGCGGCTCCTGTATGAGAACAGGGACAAGCCAATGATCCTGTTCTCGCCAGATGAAGACGCCGAGCAAGTCATGTTCAAACTCATCTCGCTCGTAACGAAAACCCCCCTCACCGAAATCCTTGGCATGAGTGCCAGTTGGAAACGAGGGATCATCACCGAGTGGTTCCCCCTCCTAGCGATCGATGATGAGAAGCGATCCAAATACGACATGATCACCTACATCCAAGAGGCAGAACAGTTTTGGCAACAGAAAATAAAGATGGCGGCTTACGACTACATGGGGTATTTGGCCAGCTCACGAGGGGAAGACTTCGGAGGGTCGATGCAGAAGGCAGCGAACGTGGCGAAAGACCTGGCCCGAGACACCCGCATACCGTGGCTGATGCTGCACCAGGCCAACCGTTCGGCATCGAAAGGCGGGCAACTCTCAGCCTCATCCCTTTCATACGGCGGTGAACAGCAGGCCGTGACCATCCTCACAGTCCGACGACCACAACCGTCAGACCCAAGCATGACCACACGAGACCAGATGCAGGAAGAACACCAGCCCCTCCTCACCGTAGGCATGATCAAAAATAAACAGACCTACAATTACCTCGAGGGCAAGTGGCAAGGCCACGAAGTACAATACGCCATCACCAAAGAGTCAGGGCTTGTGCGGCCCATCAAGCCAGGAGACCTGCTACTTTCAGGGATCAGAGACGTAAGGCCAGGAGGCTACAGGTAATGAGGCTAGTGACCGACGAGATGGAAGAATCCATTCGGGCCGAACGAACAGACCTGTTCTACGAACTATTCGAAGGTCGGGAAGACGTAGCGTTCCTTGACCAACCCCACCCTCACCAAGAAAAACTTGAAGAAGGAGACATATTCAGCCTAGTCGACCTCCACCTCCACGGCTCCACCCCCATCGGCATCTACCCGCTCGAAGGCGGCAACCGGTGCAAATGGATCTGCAGCGACTTCGACACCAGCGAGGCAGAAGAACTTGCCTGGCGATACGCCGAGGCATGGGAATACTACGGCATCCAAGCATGGGTTGAAACCTCCCGTTCCAAGGGATACCACGTCTGGGTGTTCGCAGACGACTGGATGAGCGGGACCATCGCACGACGGGCAGGGTTGTGGGTCCACGAGCTAGCGGAGATCGAGGCGATTGAACTCAACCCCAAACAAGAACTCCTTGAAACAGGAGGCTACGGGAACTGTGTCCGCCTCCCCTACCCGGCAGCAGGCGCAGGGACAGTACGCCAAGTAATGTGGGCCGACCGCTCCACCCCA